ACATACCTCGCGGTGAGCGTTTTGAATCAGGTATGCAAGGTACATTGCAAAATAGAGTTATTGATACACAAACATATTACGGCTTATCTGATAGTCAAAAGGATGAAGTAAATAGTCAGTTAATCGCTGTAAGTTCACGAGCTAATTTTCAACGATTTGCAAAAGAATACACAGACCAGAGTATGGAGAAGCTGTATCAACTTACACAGCAGCGGTTTACTCAATTTACAGATGCTAATGCGGTTAATGCGCTTACTGCATACAATGCTCCTGATGTTTCTGTACAAGCAACAATGGCTCGTAATTATGGCGTACCCGTAGGCATTTCTCAGTTAACCACGCGCCAACGCATCGAACAAAATGCCATGCAAGTATTGAATCGATCTCAGTTTGTAGACGGAGTTGAGTACGACAAGAGTGCGGGCGATAACATTAGAAACGCTCAATCTCAGGCAGTAAAAATACTTTTGAGTCAAATTCAAGCTTACAAAGAGCAAGAAGATATTACGCGGCAATTTAACATTCAAGTTAAAGGAACGTACAGCAACTTTGTGCAAACAATGATGAATGCTGCTGACGGCGGAGAAATGCTCACAACCTACTTATCTCAAGGAAACCCCCGTGGTTTCTTAGAGTTAAGTCAGCAAATGAGTGGATTTAATGTACAAAGCTCGCTGCAGGATCGTGTGTTAATGAATAACGCAAATCTTTTTGGATACAACAATCTAACAACGTTCGGTGCGTCCGGTCCCGGATTTATTGCCCCATCTTACAATATGGGATACACTATGGGACCGCGTGGAACAATAAAGTTTTCTGAAGATCTACTTAGTGATCCTTCAAAAATGCTTTATAATCCGGCAACAATTCAATCGGTTATAATGCAAGCTGCACAGGCTAACACTGAATTAGTAAACAGAAATATTCAATTTGGATTTCGTATGCGTGACGCAGATATTAATCGTAACCGCAGCCTTGAAGATATAAATCGAAATGGTATGCGAACACTTGAAGATATTCATCGCAATTACACAAGAAATATGTTACAATTAACGCAGCAGGCTGAAGCGCAGAAGCGTCAGGGTACTGCGTCGTTTTACACTAACGCTGTTGGTGCAAACGTATCAGCGTCTGAAAAAGCTCGCATTACTGCAAAACGTGAGCAAGGCCAACAAGAAGCCTCCCATATTGGTGAAGCCGACGTTGGAGGGTATCTTAAAACACCTGAGGGTATGCAGGACAGTGAACTACAAACTGCATTTGCTGAGTACAGTGCAGTGCCATGGGATAACTACGAAGTCAAACAAGCAGCGTGGAAAAAAGTAACTGATCTTCTTGAATCACGTAAAGCAGCAGCACAGGCTCGTTTTGATACTGCTACAAACACAGATGAAAAATCCGCCGCTCAATTGCAACTTGGTTACCTTGGCAGAAGTCCAGATCGTGAGATGAACTACCGTAAGTACGTTGACGATATGGCCAATCAGGAATTAGATTTTGCAGCACGAAAAGAGCAAGCGTTACGCAATCGCGATGATTTACAACGTGAGCGACGGCGACTGGAGCAGCAAGGCCCTGAATTGCAAAAAAGACTGGCCGAGGCAAAGACCCCAGAAGAAATTCGATCCGCTCAAGATGCTATCGAAGATAACAGAGTATCTCTTGAAAAAAATAGTCAGGCACTTCAGCAAAATGCAAACGAAATTGACGCAGTGACAAAAACTGCACCTTTGTGGGCGGACAGCTGGAGAGAAGCTGGTAAGAACATTCTTGAGAGTACTCAGAGCACTATATCAGGATTAGTAACTCAATTAGAAGATTTTAATCTTAAAAACGCTCAAACATTGGCCGATGCTTACTTAGGCTTTACTCGTGCAAAAGAAGATATGGTTCGATCCTTTGGTGACGCTGCTACAGAAATTGCGCTGGCGGTACCGGCTAAACTAGCGGGGGCGCTAGCTGCAACAACAAATTATCAGCGTGGACTTATGCAAGCAAATATACTGTATGATTCTGGAAAATACACAGAAGCAAAAGACACTATGAGCAGTGCAAATCGAGCGCTGGCCTTAGCTTTATATCCTGAAGGTACACAGGGATACAAAGACACAATGGCTGCGTTAGATAGTCAATCAAACAGGTTTACCGCCGAAGGTATGAAAAGCGCAGACGATAATTTAGGACCATCAAGTTTATCTGCCTACGGTACAACACTAAATGGTAAAAATGTACTGCGTGTTACAATCTTCGGTAGTGGTGAAGATCTCACTAAACCTACGCCGGACAACCCACCCCCAGACGGAGGTCCGGGTAAAGATGGGTATACTCCTCGGGAATAAAAAAAACAAGCAACTCAGAGAGGGAAATTTCCCTCTCTGAGTTAAAGGAGAAATATGACATATGAGTTAAGTCCGATATACTTTAGTGGCTATCAAGGAACAACCGTGTTCTATATGGACGCGAAAGCAAGCTCGGTTCAAAAAACCACGGTGACTTTTGGAGATAAGCTTGAAGCGGTAGACGGATCAGTACACTATATGCACCGTTCGTTTAAAGACCAGTGGACGTTTACATGGAACTTGATTCGTTACTCTGCACCACAAGGCTACCCTCTTGCGACTGTAGAAAAACTAAAAGCGTTTTACCGCTCAGTTGCGTTATCTGGGACAAGCATTAACCTTGTTATTCAGGGTCAGACCTATAATGTTATTCCTGACCCAAACTCATGGTCGGAGCAATTATCGGCCAATGAGGTAACGCTAACAAACGTTCCATATTACACAGTAAGTTTTAGAGTGGTGGAGATATGAACTATCAACTTTCGTATCGTGTTTATGTTTCTGCGATTAATACTAAAGTAGATCAACCGGCAAATTTAATACCGAGTCAATATGTGCAGGATATAGGCATATCGCACACTATGGCTACTGAACTGACCTCAGGTATTACTCTTGGGCAGATGGCACCTCCTGAGTGTTCAATAACGCTTATTAAATCCGCGTATAATTTTTTTGCGGATCGACAATATAACTGGAGATTAGCCAATGTTCTTGTACTCTATTCAATAGATGCCCTTAACTTCTACCCTGCTTTTGCTGGATTCTTAGAGTCACGTCAGGAAAGTCTGACACAGGTGACATTTAAAGCTTGTGGGTATTTACGGCATGTAGAGTACTATAAGCATCTCACACCTTTGTGGGAGAATAAACCTGCCGCTACCGTTATACCTGATCCACCAACACCTTACTCAACATCAGTAAGCGGTATCTGGGGGCAGTTGTATAATTCTCAAAATCCTACCACGCTTAGTGGTACCACAATAGGAACAATTAATACAGTATTCTGGCTATGCGGAGGCAGGCCGTACAAGTATAAGACTTTTTTAGAAGAGACCAATCAAATTCCACGGTTTTACTTTGACTGTGACGCGTCTATAATTTCCCCTCGGTTTACGTGGTTGAATCGCGAAGACATTCTACAAGATTTAACCGCTTTAGCTATTGCAGGCGGCGGTCAGCTAACGCAATCAGCGAATGGTGTAGTGCAGTTTGTAAATGCCCTTTCGTTTACAAAATCAAAAAATAATTTTACAATTACTGATTCAATGTTTTCTTCTTTATCTATCGATGACGAGGCTGCGGTGACGTTTGGTAAAGTTATCACAACGTTCTCGCCGCGTTTTCTCGGTGCAAATAAAGCACTTATTGATGCTAGTTTAAGTAAGTATCTACCGTACGGCGAGGAGTATGTTCACGATATTGAATTTCCGCAACCAGTTAGTAGGTTAACTAACAACACATACTATGGCTCGGGAATTAGTTTTGCAGCTAGCGGCGGTTACTTTGGAATTGATGAGTACATTACAAGTCGCGATTTTGTAAAAGCAGTTGATTTTAACGGCGACACTGCCTCTGTCTCTCTAAAAGTTCCACGATTAAATGAAGTAATGTATCCTAAAAATAAATGGTTTTGGGATTCAGTGGCTGCGTCCGGTTACTGGACAGTCATTGAGGACGTTACAAAGACACCCGGACAGTTTATGCAGGTGTTTGTCCGTAATGACGACGTAGGTCGTGGTTTATACTTAAGTAAATTAACACTTTACGGAATTCCTTTAATTGCCGGTGAACAACAAACAATCAAAAAAGATATACCGATTGTGTTTAGCGGGCTTGTACAGACTGGTATTATTCCCTCCGGTTTTAGAGAAATCCGTATGAGTGAGAATGCATATGTTCAATCAAAGGATCACGCGATGCGTATGCTTGAAATTGTAAAGTATCTTCATAAACGACCTAGACCTGTACATCGATTTACTGACTTGGTTTATAATCCGACATTGGCCTTAGGGGAAATTGTTTCTGTTAATAGTACGTTTTACCAAGTTAAGGGTAAGTACAAAATTGTTGAAATTATTGTTAAAAATACAGGAGCGCGTATGGATCTTGCTTGTGTAGACGTAAACGATCTAGCAGAGCGCGAAGATTTTTTTATAATTGGTAACAGCTATCAGGCTACTGATACAAAGTTACTTTCATTTTAAGGAGGAGATGTCATGATTTTTGCGCTTTCGACTCTTCCATCACTATTTGATGGGCAAGAGTTATCGGCCGCTGATTTAAATAATTTAGCACAAAATACTGAAGTTCTTGAGCAGATTGTAAACGGACCTGATCGTCTCTTTCTTAGCAGCTGGGCGTACGCACCTCCGATGTTTTTTCTAAGTAATACCGGAGATATTAGCGTTACGGGTAATGATGGTAAGGTAATTACGCTTAGCGGCAAGAAATTCCGCTTTTCTGAGATTGACGTATGGGAAGGTAGTTTTGTGTACAGAGAAGGTATGCACACACTACGAGTCGCTTTTCAATCGTATCGCGCAAACTACAGCGCAAATGGAAAATTATTTCGTCACGTAGACGGAAAGATGGGTAGTATTTGCTTATTCACTACTTTAAAGTATACTGACGTACCAATTCACGAACAAATAAAAAATCAGACTAAATATGGTAAATACAATAGAATATGGCGATACAATCCTAATATTGCGTTTGGTTCTCCAGTAAACACTTTTGAAGAACTTACGCTTGCCGCAAATCATACAAATATTTCGTATGCTTCAATTGATCTTACTAATTTAGATTTGACTCCGGGTGAGGTAGTAAGTATAAAGTTTCGTATTGCACCGTATAATACAACATCTAACAATCCTAATAGAGACGCCGACAATGCTACGTCCACGTACTATTTTAGTATGATCTATGCAAATATAGATCACTCTGTTGTACCGAACACATGGCAGAATTTAGAATCGATTCAATCGTTGTCTGATATAAAAACCTTAATTAAAAATCAACAGTATCTAGTTAATTATTTCAAAGTTTATGATAATCCACTACGAGTTGCATTGTGGGATCAAGTACTTGTCGGCTCTAATTTTCATGTTTTTAAGTCTGTTCGAGAATACAATATGTTAAATTATTTGTACGGGTTAATTCAAAACTGGAATTATCTAAGTGCCAGCAGAGTGGCTCAACAAGCACGTTATTATACTCAAAAACGCTTTGATTTAAAGAATACAATACGAGTAAGCTATGCCACAAGCACAAACACACTTACTCGATTTACAATGTTAGGTATCTTGTCTAAGAAAGTAACAAGCGCTGCTTGGTATAGATATGATTTAGATAAAGAAAGTAAGGCTGCTGTTCCTCAGTGGTATTCTACAGTACTTAATAATAAGGCAGTCTCCTTTTCTAAAATGGAGGGAAAGGTCGCTCGTCAAGGCCTTCTTCAAACCATGGGTCCTAGTAGTAGATCACCGGCTGTAAGTATCACAACACCGCCAAATTTTCCTGATCCCGGGTATTTTCTTTTTTATGCGGGTTCGTCAGCCGGATTAGAAAACAACGCAAATTACGGGGCCTCGTTTGCTCCGGAGTTTAACGGTTTTTACTTTATTAATCCGTCTACATTTAATCCGGTATCCTACTATAATAATGCCGCAACTACTGTACTGGGAACAAGCATTGACTTTTTTAAACGTGGTTCAGATAATAACGCATTGTATTATGCGGATTCTTTCAATTTCTCACTTATTCCCCAAATTGAGAATACAAATAGATTTTATCCTTTAATCTATCAGGCTTACAGTGGTTTAAGTAATCATTCCTCCTATTACATAGAAAGTAGCGATGATTACTGCGATTTCTCTGTTGATCTGCAAGAATCAGCAGAAGGAGCTACGTACTCAAAAGCAAGTTATATTGGAACGTTTCGTTTAACAGACGTTTCAAGAATCAACACAGAATATAATCTTGATGTATTTGAAAGGTATAATTCATTTAATTCAATTACTTATAGTGGGCTACTTAATCATCTTAATGAAATAAACACTCGACTTAATTCAGTTAAACTGCTTACTGAACAGCTTGATATTTATCGTTATATTCCTGTGTTCTGGACAAAACCTAAAAGTTTTTTAAATCATCATGACAAGTATATGAATGCCGGCTCTACCTCAAATGACGCTGATAGATTCTATTCTAAATTGGAGCGCGCTACGGTTTACTACTCAAATACGCGTCAGGCCGACTATCTAATTGTTCGTGGGACTAATATACGTATTGGGTGGGGTGGTTTTGATAAAGTTTACCGAGATAATCCAGTAGCAACTTGGCCCGCTGCACTTCAATTTGAGTTTTTAAAAGAGCAGTCACTTTGCGGTGACGTTTTAGAAACTATTGTACTTGGATTTGACTCTTTAGAAGGTCTTTCTCATGGCGAACGCTACTACTTACAAGGCGATGTCCGATATGCCGCAGAGACTATGGGGGTGCCTTAATGTCAGATAACAAACGTAGATCCCTTCCAAGAATTGATAATAACTATCAGATAGATCTTCGCTATCCAGATATCAATGATTTTCTCAAAGACACTTCCTTTGCACTTTTAGATAATCAGACAACAGAGATTTCTAGAATATCTAATGTCCAGTTAATTTACAGCAGCGCTCGGTCGGCACAGCAGGTAATGATTAACTCGTTTGTTACTTTTTTTAAGTTAAGTGATGTAATCATTTTTGCGTTTACCGAAGATCAAGAGTTATTGTACGATTTTTTAATAGTCCCTTCGCTGTTAAACGTTCAACTTACACAATTCACAGCAACTCGTTCTAATCAAGAGGCACTTGTTCAATCCGTTCAGAATTACGCAAATGCTAATTTAACTGATGCTGCAAATTTTAATATCCAAATTAGTGCTAGTAAGATTGCTTCTCTTTTGACTGACGCTTTGCACTATAAATTACAAAGTATTCTCGCAGCATTAGATTCAGTAGAAATAGGAGACCCGTACGTTTATTTTAGAAATAACTTATCTAGCTTAACAATGCAACTTGATTTTTTGTATCGATCTACAAGTTCGAGTGAGTATCAAACAGGATTTTCTCTGCAAGTAAAGTTTGAGTATTTAGTTCAAGTAGAGTCACCTGAGCCACTTGTTTCAAGTGCCTCTGTATCTGTCCCGGTCTACAATAAAAACAGTAATCAACTTTCAATTCTTCTTAACGGGAAATTTACTCGATCGGGTCAACTTTCTTTTTCTTTTTTGAAAAACAATTTATTGACTAATAGTTCTTTAAAATTACCTATAACAACCAACACGTTATTTACTGCAAACGAGTCTTTAGGTATGAGTGACTACGTTATTGATGCGGTTAGTGGTCTTTACATAGATCAGCCTAAATTGACATATAATTACTTTTTTAAACCTGATTCCACTACGGTTACTTATACGGGAGTATTTTTTTCAAATTTTACACATAAACCGACAACATCAAAGTTAAATTTAGATACTAGTAATTATACCTGCTCTTACAAAGCTGAAAATAATCTCTACAATGTAACAATTGGTCTTAGAGTTACACCAGTTAGTACTTCAGCTGGGATTTTTAATCAGCTTCTTCATGAAAGTACCAGTGAACCTAAAAATCCGGTGCAGCTACGGTATCAATTAAAACTGAGTGAGTATGTTATGAAAGAAAATTTACGAGGAATCGAGTTAGATACTGCCTCTGGACAATTATTGATAATTGGGTCAGTGAGTAAGAGGACGGCAAGCCCAGCGTCTCAGTTCACTGCTTTTAAAAGCGGCTCACACTCTAATACTTACTCTTCAACTCAAGTTGAAGCAGATGGTGTCTTTTTCCAAAAGTGTAGTATTCGTGTAGGTAAGTCGTTTGTTAATCAAGCCGATTATACTTCAGTCAGTCTTAGCAATATCGAGACTTCGTTTCAAGTGTCCGCCGATCGTTCGGCACCGTTAAGTACAACTAACATAAACGTGGTGGATATCTTGTTTAAGTGGACTAATCTTACCAGCACTGAATTAGCTGCGCTTTACCTTATGACAACTAGTAAACAACTGTCGTTTACTTTTTACGATTCTTTTTTTAACGAATTAGCAACTTCTGCCTTTACTAACATACCCACCGTCGTTACGCGGGCGGAGTCACCGTTTATTAATCCCCAGCAGTGGGTGTTTTACGGACAAATTACCGGATCTTCTATTTTCCAACCTAAGTCGTTAATTCCATCCACTGCATTAACAGTAAATGGCACACCGCTTGATGTTGTAAATCAACTACGCGCCATCTCGGCTACAACGTTTGATTTTGATAGTATCTCGGTACCAATAAACGAATCATTTTCGTTTAATACTAAATTGATTTGTATTGCAGAGTATGCTCAGATAGTAAATAAAGTCGAAACATACAAATACTCGACTATTAATCTACCGTTGGTCGAGGGGGTACATTACTCAATTGAAAAGTTTTTAATAGGTGGCTCTCAAATAAGAAAGATACTTATAAGCAGCGATCAGAGAAAACTAATAGCTAAGGCACTTCAATTTACAACAAATCAAAAATACAGGTTAAGTATCTTGCTTCCTTTTGACTTTGTTAGACAGTATGGAGTAGCTAATGTGACAAAACATCTTGTTCGTTCGACTTTGTCACTGCCGACTAACAAATATACTTACGGTTATATATGGAGGGTCAAATGACAAACTCGGATTATCTATTAAATTTAAACACAGAGCAATCTATTTCTTACGCTGACTCGTATGGAAGATTTCAGACTCAACTTCCTCTTCTGTTTTCATACCCTACTCAATCCGGTTCTCTAAATCCAAACGATTTGTACTCGGATAATTCGGAACAGTATTTAGCATATCCAGCAGGGGTACATCAGACTACTGTAACAACGAGTCAGCTGGATCGCTATGGTAGCATTACTCTAACAACCAGTGGTTCAATTTCTTTTTATGTGCAGTCAATGGAGTACGCGGGCGACAGTAATCCCGCGTACATTGCCGGACCTTATATAGTATCTGGTGAAGGTGGTTTAGACGATTTATTTATTGCGACTTACTACGATGACACACCGCAAGATCCATTTGCAAACAGCTTCTCGATTACAACTCCGGGTACATACTCAGTAGTTTTCCCTAGTCCTCTAGTAAGTCGTGCTTTCACAATTACTCACTCGGGCTCAAGTACTTATAGCATAAGTCAAATACTTCCGCGAAAAATTATACAAAAGTATGATATAGAAGTTAACTCTATTAAGGCGTATCATGTGTCTTCAACGCTTATCGATACAATTGCACTACAAGTTTCGGACTCTATTGTAGTAGGGTCAGGCTTAATTGGTGAGAAAAGCATCGATGGTGGTAAGATTATTGACGGGACAATTTCGGGTGTATTAATTACAAACGGAACGGTAACGGGCAATAACGTACAGGCTGGTACGATATCTGGCGTGCTTATTGCAGGATCGACAATCACTGGTGATAAAATTGTAGCAGCTACCATTTCAGGATCCCTTATCACGGCGGGTACGTTAACTGCTGATAAGATTGCCTCCAACACCCTTACCGCCGCTCAGATTGCTGATGGAACTATAACTGGAGCAAAAATTGTAGCAGGAACTGTCTCAGGTGTGCTTATTACCGATAATGCAATCTCAGCAAGTAAGATTCAAGCTAACACAATTACTGGTGATAAAATTGCTGCTAATACAATCTCCGGTTCTTTAATTACTGCCGCTACTATATCAGGTAGTCTGATAGCGGCAAATACAATTACTGCCGACAAATTATCCGTAGCTCAATTAGATGCAGTTGCGGCAAACATGGGGACTCTTACAGTTAATAGTGACATTACAGTTTCAGGAAGTGGGTACATCAAAGCGGGTAAAACAAAAATTGATACTAATGGTATGAGCGTTGGTAGCCTAGCAAGTCCACTTAACCAGACAAGCCTTCCGGGACTCAATTCTAATGTACTTACTATTGTAACTTCAGGAACATCTGGTGACCTACAAGGTATAGCGATGTTCAATGTCGCTCAAAGCACAGTCAGTCCACAAGCATCAATTAACCTTGATGGTACGACTACACTTGAGATTGCAAATAATGTTACCAGTAACGATGCTTCAATCCATGTTAACTTCAAAGATTCTTATACAGGAGCATTTAGAATTTACAACGGTAATCTAGATCTACGCCGTACTCCCGACGCAGTCTCTAATTTACCTCCGGGAGCTATTAGGGGTTATGCAGACTCGATTCCCGACGCAGTAATCTACGAATTAAGTCAAGACAGAATAAATTTATCAAGTTACACTGGAACAACCATTTACAATGTTGAAGCTAGTACTGGAGCGGTTACAATAACAGGGGATGTGGCTGTTAACACAAATAAAGTAAGTATCGTAGCGTCAAATGGAAATACCGATATTCGTGGTAATGTAACTGTTAGCGGTAGTATTTCACATAGAGACGCAGGAATTTTATCAAGGTCTGCGGGGCAGACTGTCAATGCTGGTACTTCTGCAAGAGTGCAACTAAACGTTGCTGGTACCGGGAATATTTTAGGTAACGCAACAACATACGAAGTTACTGTTACTAATGCCGGTCTTTACATTGTAAACGCCGCCGTGACTTCTACTACCACTAACTTACCATGGAATGTGCGCCAAAACGCAACTAGTTTTACAACAGGCACGCAAATGTTACCCGGGCTTACATTTAATGACGGGCGGCAACTTAATACAACTATATTTTATTTAAGTGCAAACGATACTGTCGGACTTTTTGTAAATAACACTGGTGGCAGCTCTATTAGCGTAACTGGTGCTTTAAGAGTAGTGAGGTTAACATGAGAGTTATTGAAATTTTTCCTATGGTGCGTTGGATTGAGATTGAGCCTGTGGGGGTAGAGCGTATTGAACCGCACGAGCAATGGGCTTTAGATGTAATCAGAAAAGAGCGAAACAGGCTCCTTAGTGAATCAGATTGGCGAGTCTTACCGGATTCTCCAATAACTAACAAAAATGAATGGTACGCGTATCGACAGTCTTTAAGAGATTTTCCAGAACTCGTACTAGCTCAAAAATTTAACAATGTTGCTTGGCCGACACCTCCAAGTTGACAAGAGTCTCAAAAATAACTATAATTAGGAGTGACTATGATAACAACAAGTGGTAATCTTGATTATCTAATCGACTCAGTGCGAATACGCTTGGGTGATTTTAGTGGTACGGCATTTTCTAGTGCGCTGGTGCGTACATCGTTAGTAAACTCTGTGAAGCAACTGCAAAAGCGATGGAGGGCAAAGTACCAGATACTTACTGCGGATGCAATTGCAGACTTACAACCTCAAGGGGCTGCTGAGTCCGGTCAACTGTGGGTAAGCACAGTTAATGGGTATGCATTTATAAGTTCATCATTTAATGTAAACGATGTTTATAGAAATCCATTTTTAGATTTTGATCAGCCGGATCCCCCAGTAATTGAGCAGATTGATGAGGATGCCATTGTATTAATGGCTGTGTATTTAATTCATTTGGCTAAGATTACAAGTAGCTCAACTACTTTCGTTTCATGGTCAACAGAAGATTTAAAATACACAAATACTGAGTCTTCTAGAGCAATGAAAGTCGTTCTCGACGCGTTGCTAGAGGAAATAAATTACCTGTTTAAAACAAAAATTGCGGTGCCGAAATCGACAAGACAGCCCGTAAATATTGTTACAGGGACTAAGTACTATTAAAGGAGTTCTTATGGGAAGAATTGTACCAGTACAGAAAAAGATGCTGTACATCGGGGATTTTCCAGTGCAAACTGGTTTCGGAGTTGTCAGTAAGAATTTGATTGAAACGTTCCGTAAAAAATATGATTTACACATTATGGGTGTGAACTATTACGGTGATTATGACCCACTGTGCGAAGGACTTAAAGTGTACCCGGCTTCTCTTGGTGGTGGGGACGTTTGGGGTAAGGAACGTCTTGAAAGTATGGTGCGATCAATTCGACCGGATGTTATTTTCATATTGAATGACTCTTGGATTGCTAACGACTACATTGCTGTTCTTTCGCAAATTAAGGATCAACAGTTTAAAACTGTTTTGTACACCCCAATTGATGCAGAGAATGTTAAAAAGGATTTTGCACAAGGGCTTCAGAAATTTGATGCTGTAGCTACATACACTAATTTCGGTAAAGAGCAGCTGGCAAAAGTAGACGTTTCTGATGTCTTTGTAGTTCCACACGGAGTAGATACTACGATGTTTCACCCCATTGACGTGCCGCGTGCGGTTTTGCGTCAACAAATGAATCTAAAAGATACAGACTATATTGTTTTGTGTTTGCAGCGTAATCAACCACGTAAAAGACTTGATTTAACGTTTTATTATTTTTCTGAATGGGTAAAGCGATACAATTTATCTAAGGGTGTAAAGATCTACTATCACGGTGCTTTGCAGGATTTCGGTATTGATATAATTCAGTGGTGTGAGTATTTAGGTATCGAGGATCGTCTGGTAATTTCATCACCGAATATCACAGCTGCAAAGGGCCTGACTCCGCAGCAACTAAACATGGTATATAATAATGCCGATGTTTTTTTCACAACTACGGCGGCAGAGGGTTGGTGTTTACCAGTGGCAGAAGCAATGGCTGCAGGAAAGCCGGCAATTATTCCAAACCACTCAGCTTTGAGTGAGTGGCCTGAAGGTAATGCGGTGTACATGGACTGCTATCCTTTCCCTCAACTTACAGATCGCGGATTAAACACAATTCATCATGTAACAGAAATGGAAAGCGCGATTCAAGCGCTTCACTACATGTACACAAATCAAGAAAAGCGTAATGAACTCGGCCAAAAATCATTAGAGCATATGCGTAGCGCAAAATTCTCATGGAAGAGTATTGGAAGTCAGTTCGTGGAGATTATCGATGGACTCTTTAAAAATCAGTAAGATCAACAAAAAATACATAAAAAGACTCTTGACACGGCTTGAGGAGTCTGGTATAGTAACTCCAGAGATTCGGAAAGCAGTGCTTGATGAACTCAATTCGATGGCGAGAGAAATCGCCGCAATGCACAAGGAGCATGACTAAGATGGCATTTGGCAAGATGATTGAATCGATCCCGACCTACAGCTCACCGAGCGCGGCTCAACAGACCAACGTGTTTATTAACACACGCGAAGGTAAGCGTATTATCCGCTTCCTTCCTGATTTGGTCAACCCAACGGAACCCATGATTGGACCTACGGTGTTGTCAGTGTGGATGCCTGTGGCTAAGAACGGGCAATTGGTTCAGCGTCGCATTTTTGTGGACAGCTTGACTCGCGCTGTACTGCCTGCTAAGGTGAACGAAGCAGTCCGCTGTCGCTTTTTTATGAACGTGTTGGACAAGTCAATGGTGGTTAAGCTTGAGAATGGTTCGGTCGTTTACGCGAACAATCAGAATCAGTTTATTACTGTGCTGGACGGTCAGACACAAACACTTACCTCTTATAAGCCCGAGCGTCATATGGCGATTCTGGTGCTTGAGGGATCTGTTTCATCCGGGGAAGGTCGCAATGGCATGTTGAATGACATTGAGGAACTTTCGAAGACGATTTTTGACGATGATACGGGTAAGCTGATTCCTATCACGGAGATTGATATTGAGATTATCACGCGTGGTAAGGAGATTAAGACGACACGTAGTGTGCATGTGGGCACAAATCGTGATCCTATTCCGGGTTCGCTGCTGTCTGCACCGCGTTTTGATTTGGCCAAGTATGCTCGCCCATTCCCAATGGACGCTGTTAAGGATCTGGTCAAGGGGGCCGACTACGGTGATGTGTGCAAAGCATACAACATTGAAGTGATGCCGAAGCTTGCTGAGACCCCAGAGTTATTCTAGTTTTTAGTCCGGTGTTGGCGGTGAGGTAAATTCTCACCGCCAACATTTTTGTTTAGAGGAGTAAAGCATGGCTAGCGGTCATAAAGAAACTTGTCCTGAATGTGGAGGACACAACTTGTATGTTACGCCGCATAACGGACTCGCTTACTGTTTTAACTGTGGCTATCGTAATGGGCGTAGTCAAGGTGGTAATGCATTTACTAGTAATCCCGAGGTGATCGAAGAAATCCGTGATTTCTACGGAAAGTGCGTAAGCTACTACGTGAGCTGTTTATCTGGCGCGGCACTTACGTATCTTCGAGAGCGCGGTATCTCTGATTCAGTAATTCAGCAACGTCGTATAGGCTATTGTCCCGATACTCATCATAGTTTGTACGATCTTCCAATTGCTAAGACTGCGGGTATCAGCTCTGGGAGAAATTCAGTTCTTCATGGTCGTATTATATTTCCGTACATTGCGCCAACCACCGGAGCGATTGTGGATATGCGTGGACGCGCCCTTGACGATGAATCTGTCAAGTATAAAGGACCGTTTGGGTCTGCGTATGTGCGTGGTGCGGATGAGTGGCCGTACGGAGCTGAGATTTCAGCGGATTCTTTTTTACTCACTGAGGGAGAAATAAAGGCGATTGTTGCCACGCAGCACGGGTTCCCGACAATAGGATTGCCCGGTATTAACACATGGAAGTGGCGCGTGCGTGAACTGTCCGCAAAGTCGGTTACGGTCGTGTTTGACTCGCAGAGAAGTCCTACAGTGAATGAGGCAGTATACCAAGCTATTGATAAGTTAGCATCTAGACTAGAGTCATGTAAGGTTGCAACTCTACCGCTTATGGGGCGAGAGAAGATGGATCTTGACGAATTCGTCTTGACAAAGGGCCTACATGAACTTAAACTAGTACTGGATAAAGCACTGCCCTACGAAACGTGGGCCCAACTTTTAAGGAGACCGAGCAATGCAACAAGACGTAGTTGGTGAGTGGCGGTTACTCTCATCATTCACTCAATCGCCAGAAGTAATGCACCAAGTAACCCCGGCGCTGTTTACTGATGAGCGGCAAATTGTGTTTAACGCACTGAAGAATGCGTACACGCACTACGGTGAGTTAACGTACGAAGTTATACGGTTGGCGTTCAATGGTGACGTACCAAGTGAACTCATGCTTTCAATTCAGTGTAATCAGCGCGCAATTATAGACGAGTTGTCTATTACAGCGCGTAGACGGCAGCTTCAGCAAGCAGCCGAGATCTTGGCTCTTGAGGCAAAGGAGTATAACCCAAACGAGACGCGTGTGGCCGAGGTGCTGAATTTCGCACCAATTATGCCATCATCGGATCTATCCCTACTACCGGGTGCTCAAAAATTAATGTCCGATCTGAATCGAAAGTACAACGGTACGTATAAGTTTACGCATACTGGTATTCGATTCCTCGATCAGATGCTTGGTGGCGAGTGGCTGCCGAAGAGCCTATCAGTCATTATGGCCAAACCCGGTACAGGGAAGACTGCTCTTGTTGGTCAATCGATGCTCGAGATGGCGTTGCAGTACGGTACATCAAGTTTGTTCTTTTCGCTGGAAATGTCCAAAGAGCAGTTGATGTCTCGGTGGGTATCATACATGCTCAACATTGACACTACACTGCTACAGTTTGGTAAGCTTTCTGGTGCCCAACTTACTGAGGTAGAACAGGCGCTTGTTATGATACAGACATTACCGATGGCTGTAATTGACAACCCCATTATCAGTTTAGCAGGCATTCGCAAGGAGATTCGTGATGCCGCTCGTACTGGATGTCGCGTCGTATTTTTGGATTACCTGCAGATTGTGAAGCATCACAATACAGGTCTGAAGAACTATGATCTGGGTGAGGTTGCTCAGAATTTGAAGGAAGCTGCGAAAGAATCTGATCTCGCAGTAGTACTGCTTTCGCAGATGAACAAGGTCGGCGAGGGTTTAGATGCGGTACGTGACTCAGGTGAGGTTTCGCAAGTCGCCGATACGGTGATTGAAATGTCTCCTATCGATGATGTACCAGACGAACTGGGTAATCGCGCAATTGGTTTGAAGTTTCATAAAAATCGTAATGGGAGGCTCGGCACGAGTACGGTGATATTTAATGGGAGCACGCAAAAGTTCAGTTACTAGTAAGCCAATCACTTCGCCCGAAGAATTCGAGCGGCTGAAAGAAGAGCGACGTGAGCGCAATCGTATGAATCGGCAGCGGTCCAAGGCAATGGAGCGTCGCATTGCAAAGTTTCTTGGGGGTGATCGCACTCCCCAATCTGGGGCCGGTACCACTAAGGGTGATGTTGTTGTGCTATTCAATAATCGCCCGGGTAAATTTCTTATTGAGTGTAAGCTTACCGAGCTTTGGCGATATGGTGAGCCGTGTATTGCAATCAGTAAAGCGTGGCTACGAAAGATACACGAAGAGGCAAAGCAAACACGAGCGCTTTTCGGAGCGTTGATTTTCCGCTATCATGGTCGTACGGATGACTACATGCTAATCAAAGCGGTTGACATGGGTCAGATAGCGGTTATTAACGAGACTACAGAGAAGATACTTCGTTTTGATAATATTAAGACGAAGACGGCGATCTTTCCGCTAAGTAAAGCACAGACTTGCAAAGAATCCCCGGGAGTGACTTGTGTATGGATTGACTTCGTGTTATATTATTTGCTGACGGTTGTGCAATTTAAGCAGATTTTGGAGGAAGCATGAAACAGCCTAGTACAGAAGTAACAGCCTTATCCACCTTAATTGGCCAGAATCTACTGGTTGTGTTTGGCTCGCACTCATTCAGTGCTACTTTGGTCTCTGTTGAGTTGCAGAAGCTCACAGGTATGGCTAATCCGCCTGAGAAGCGGATTGGGTCGGATGGTAAAGGGTACACTCCTAAGTGCCTGCGGCTTGTTTTTGATGCAGGCTCGTTAGTTATTGTGCTAGAGGATTGCCAGTTGGTTGCATCTCGAGATGGCTTTTGGTTTCTTTTTCCGACTTATCGATTGGAGGTTCACAGTGCAAGTGCAAATCGTCCGGAGTGAGTGCGATCTCGTGCGTACGTTGGAAACGTTCGAATTCAGTCCCGTGGTTTATTTAGACACGGAAACTACTGGGTTAGATCCTCGGGCTTCTCAGCTGCTTATGGTGCAGCTCGGTACGGAGGAGACTATCTATGTCTATGATTTCACGCGCATTCCCTTATCTGCTTTGCGTCACTTTGAGGGTGTGTTAACCTCACCACAAACGATCAAAGTTATTCATAATGCGTCGTTTGATCTTAAGGTGTTTTACCACTTTGCTGGGTATATGGTTGAGCCGGTACACGATACGCGGTTCGCGGAGGTTCTGATTAAAGCTGGTATTGAGAATAAGTTTGATCTTGCCTCTGTGGCACAGCGTCGATTAAAAGTGTCATTGGACAAGTCTGTTCGTGATACGTTCATTGGTGCGTCGGGTATTGACTTGACAGACGATCAGATTACGTACGCCGCTACTGATGTTGCAGTATTGCCCGCTATTTACGCTCAGCAGCTAAAGGACATTCTCGATGCTGATTTACATCAAGTGTATCAACTAGAGATGGATCTTGTGCCGGTGGTCGCAAAGATGGAATACACTGGCATGCCATTTCACAAGGACCATTTGATTGGTATTCAGCCAGTGCTTGATCAGTTAATAGCTGAGGCTGAGCGGGGCATGCAGGACGCGCTTATTAGCGCTGGGGTTGTGGACCAGATCGTGTTTACAAAGGATGGGTATAGTGCGATTAACACCTCGTCCAATCAGCAAATGCTGGCCGCATTTAACGCTCTTGGTATAGACGTTACCGACCTCAATGCACGCACGGTAACAGAGTGGGATTACCGTAATCGTAAGACTGCTTCAAAGTACGTACCGGACTCGTCGTTGTTCGAGGATGAGCTGCTCGAGTCGATTGACGCGTACGGTCGTTACGAGAATTTCTACCTTCGTATGCACGCGTATCTTGGCGGTGCACGGAAGCTTCAATCCACTTACGTACAGGGGCTCCAGTCAATGGAGTCGCCTATTACTAAGCGTATCCATGCGACGTTCACGCAGATTGGGGCCGCGACTGGGCGATTTAGTAGTTCACGGCCAAATATGCAAAACCTTCCCTCGGATCAGAAGATGAAGAACTTAGGATTACCCCATAGCATACGTCATGCATTTGCGGTGAATGCAGAGACGCATCGAATGATTATCGCTGACTACTCAACCATTGAGCTAGTAATTATCGCCGACGCCAGTGGGGATGAGGTTTTGGATAGTCATCTGGATGACTTGCATACGTTTGTTGCCCAGCAGATTCTTGGGGTCAAGGATATCAACAACAAGAACAAAAAAGAGCATCCATACAAGATCTGGCGTGATGTTGCCAAGATGGTGAACTACTCGATTGCTTACTCAGTTGGTGGCGAAAGTTTGGCCAAGCAGATGACCATTCAACTTGCCCCGCTGAATGTGAAGTTCAATGCAGCACAAGCGGATAAGATTATTGACTCATGGAAGGCGTTGTTTCCTCAAGCCACTGCTTGGCTCAAGAAGAGTGCTCGCAGTGCGGTAGTATACGGATGGGTAGCGGATTCGTTTGGACGCCGTCGCTACTGGAACAGAGACGAGTTCTCTCAGAAATGGAAGAAGGAGGCAGCAGAGCGTGAGGCGATGAACTTCCCAATTCAGGGACTATCAGCTTCGATGGTAAAGTTGGCGCTTGTTGACACGTATAAACGGTTGGACGAGCAGCAGGCGTCTATCATCTCGACAGTGCACGATGAGATCATACTTGAGAGTACCATTGCGTACGCAGAGACTGCGGCCAGTATACTCAAGGATGCAATGGAGAAGGCAGCACGTCAAGTGTTACCGCGGTTAGGTTCAAGTGTAGTAGTAGAACCCGCAATTAGTACGAGGTACGACAAATGACACGTAAGTTAGACACGACCGGATTGAACTTTGGGGATAATCCTCAAGACTTCGAATACTACCCAAGTAGTATTATTTCACTAAACCAGTTACTTGGTGGCCAAGGGATTCGCGGGGGGTTGATTGTTCAGCTCCTCGCAGACGCAGGACATGGTAAGACAACATTAGCTCTTGATTACGTAGCTCAGGCACAGCGTAAGGGTATAAAAGACGTGCCAATTACTATCGGTAAAGTAACGCGTAATATCAATGCGCTTTTCATCGATCTTGAGCGAACATACGATGCCACGTATGCCGCTACCATCGGTGTAGATACGAGTAAGCTGCTTGTATACAAACCTGATTTTGCTGAGCAAGCATTACCGCAGGTTGAGGCACTATTGTCCCAAGGTCTTCAAGTTGTAGTGTTTGATAGTGTACCCGCAATGATTACCAAGGACGAGTTTGAAAAGGACATGGACGATCCAGCGCGCATGGCCGGATCCGCTGGTGTACTAAGCCGTTGGTTAATTCGCCTTGTGGGTTTGGTCGATAACGCGAAAGCACTTATGATTTTTATCAATCAGTATCGTGCTAACCTTTCACCAATGGCGCGTACTAATAAGAAGCCGTTTGGACCATACGCGTTGCGATATAATTCCGGCGTAATTATCGAGCTTGTTCGTATTAAGACTGAAGAAGAACTTGTTACTATCCAAGCAACGGTGTCGAAGTCTAAGCAGGGTGGTAATGGTTCACGATGTGAGTATATTATGCGACAAGGACGTGGACTTGCGCCTGAGTACGACGTGTTGTCGTTAGCTCTAGAGTATGGTATAATACGGAAAGCCGGGGCGTGGTATGAATTTAAAGGGCAAAAGGCTCAGGGTCTTGAAAACTGTTTACAACAGTTTGATATGACAGAACTTCACCGGTTAGTTTTAGAAGGGAGATCCAGCAATGAGTGATCTGCAAACTTGGGTATCCAATGCACCTGACTACTATGATATGACTCGTGCGTATAAGTCGCTGGGCCGTATTAAGCAGCTAGTCATTTTAAAAGAGCGTGATATCGAACGGATTGAGCAACAGATAGTAATCGAGGATGACAAGCCTCGAAGTAATGCAGCAAGAGCAAAACGATTTCAAGCCACAGCAGTATTGTTAGATGAACTGGCAGAATTGAAAGGTGAGTTAGCGGTGTTAGATGCGTATTGCAAGCAGCTCGAGTTTGCCAAGTCGATGTTTGCGTCATCAGCATATACGATCAAAATGCGGTTTGATTCACCAGTAGGAGATGACAGTGAGTAATCTACCAGAGTTTAGTGCTTCGCGGTTCAACACGTACAAAACGTGTGCTCGTATGTACTACTATCAGTATCATGAGTCACAGCCAAAAAGCGTTCATGCGTACACAGTGATGGGTAGTGCGTTGCACTACGCGATCGAGCACTACTACAAGTCAAAAGAACTACCGTTGAGTGTATTCTCGACAAAGTTTAATGAGTTGTCTCGAGCAGCTGCGTCCTCTGAGACTGGTATCGTGGCTGGTAATCTTATTAGTAAGGCACACCAGATCGGTCAGGACATTATTCGTGAGTTTGATTGGGGTAAATTAAACCCAGTCGAGATTGAGTTTGGCTTTCGACTTCCTTTTCCGCGGGAGAATCCGCTAGTAATTATGCGCGGGTTTATCGACATGATTACTGAGGAAGGATACATTCTTGACCATAAAAGTGCTGGCAAGCGGCCAACCAAGGCAGAGCTTGCAGTAAATCCGCAACTTTTATTGTATGTATGGGCATACGAGCAAGTGTATGGGAAGAAACCAGAGAAAGTATTCTGGCATCACCTACGAACCGCTGAACTTATTGAAGCCGACGTAATGGTAGACTACGAGCAAAAACTTGCGAAGCTTACTGAGCTTCTTCAGTCGATTCTTAGTGATAAGCAATTTATTAAGCAACCTTATGGGTATTTTTGCACTAATCTTTGCAGCTATCACGACCTTTGCTGGGTAAACACACATGAAAAGTCGTCTGTTACTTCGGGAGGAATTGAGGGACTATTTTAATGACAGACTTCCCACCGATGATGGAATCTCATATCAGCAGGCATTGCAGCAAAATGCTCGGTTTATGCTAGATAATCATCCAATGTCATTAATTTTATTACGAGAGTGGGGCGAGGGTTACACACTATTTGAAATATCGATGCGGAACGGTCTCCATTTAGGAGTTGTCCGCGATATTTTGAAGTTTTGTTTTGAGTTACTAGGGCGTAAGCTTGATGTTGAAGACGGGAGTGTTTTGAACACTATTCCTGCACAACTAAGGCCGATGGCTAAAAACGTGTTTCATGCATATTACGACACGTTTACAGAATTACCAGAGAGGGAGGTAGACATGGTATGAAAAAACGAACACTTACCGAAGATGCACTGCGTAAAGTGCATATAGAGGTAGACGGATCGGTCGTCGCTTTAGTAGTGTCGAGCTCATGGGCAGGGGAAAAGCAGCCATTGCTTATCCCACTCTTTGTGGAAAATGAGCCTACAGTGCAGCAATCACTAGATAAGATTGCAAGTCATTTGGTCACTTTCGGATTGTACATTCGCGAGTTGGCTCGAGAGGAGAAGAAGTGAAAGGCGTTTATTTTAGTAATGGCCGCTACGGCATCCGCTGGTGGGATCCAGAGCAGAAAAAGTCTATTCATGGCGGTCGTTTTGCCACTTACGAAGAGGCTTGTGAGGCGCTTGTTAATCGCACCAAGGCGGATGACAAACCGATTATCACTGGCGTTAGTACACAAGTAGACGACAGTGAGTTTGAGGAATTGGTTGCTATTGGCGTCAAGGCATTTAAAACTGCGAAGGAGCATCACGATGCAAAAAACAGCCAACATATTTATCTTGGGGAGAAGCCTACTGGAATTGCTTTTCTAAGTGATCTCCATTTGGGTAACGCGGGGACTGACTACGAGGCTATTCTTCAAGACACCAACCTCATTGTCAATACTCCGGGAATGTACGCCGCTTTCCACGGTGATGGTATTGACAACTGGATTGTGGGTAAGTTACAGGCGCTTCAGCGAGGTCAAGCCGGGAACTTTCAGTTCGAAATCAATATCTTTCGCAGCTGGCTTCGTAAAATCCACCAAAAGTTACTGTTAGTTGTTGCTGGCAACCATGACAACTGGACTAAGAAGATTTCGGGCCTTGATTTGATTCCTGAGTTGCTTGGTGATACGCATGTACTGTACGATCCATACGAGACGCGTGTGACGCTCTTCTGTGGGCCCGCCGCGTGGGATGTGCTTGTCCGCCATCAATGGAAGTACAGCAGTGTCTTTAACCCTACTCACGGTATTGAGGTTGGTCACGACCGCATGAGCAATCCGTTTGACATTGGCGTGGGCGGTCACACGCACATTGGTACGTTAATGCGGCCATTTTTTCGGCACGGACGTGAGAAACTTGCTATACTTACAGGAGCGTACAAGCGATTTGACTCATATTCAAAAGAGTTAGGGTACGCAGAGACAGTTACGACGGGTTGTGGTGCAGTGATTTTTCATCCGGACGGTCGTATCTGGTACTCATCTAACCTGAAGACAGCGTGTGAGTATTTAACGTATTTACGAAAGGGGTATCGTGATGAGTGATTATTGTGAGCAATGCGGCGATGTTATTGATGAAAATCAGTACGACGGTATTTGTCGTTTCTGCTACCTGCAAGTGCACCCAGAAGAAGACCAGCGTACTGCTGAATATCAAGCGCTGCAGGAGATTGCAATGCGTCATCACTACGCACAGGTATACTATGGTCAAGACTAATCGTACAAGTCAACTTTTACTTCAGGAGCTGGCTGAATCAGGGACTACGGCAGAAGATTTGGCAGAATTCATGGATGTTTCTGTCGAGCGCGTGTGGCAGATTCTCAACGGAGAAATCATGCCGCAAGTATCGGAGCGATTAAAGATCGCTGATTGGTTTTCGCTTAATCCATTAGTACTGTGGGGGACTCGCTGATGTATGTAAAACTGCAAGGAAAAACGCAGCCAGAGGACGCAGCAATCTCTATTGAGGAGTTTGTTACGTACTTAGCTCGAGTGAGCAACCCTAAGAATCAAGGGAATCACGCAACAAGCAAACGTCTTTGGCGATACTTGCTCCGAAAGAAACACTACTCGCCGTTAGAGATGGTTAACTTAGTCATTGAGATTGTTGCGCCGCGTGACATCACACGGCAGATTTTACGGCATCGAAGCTTTGCGTTTCAGGAGCTGAGTCAACGGTACACAAGTCCGTTGGAGCTTGGTAAAGAATTGCGAGAGGCACGCTTACAGGACAACACTAATCGTCAGAACAGCATCGAGCTTCCTGATGGTCCTGAGAGCGAATGGTTACGGGAAGAGTGGGCACGGCGTCAGGCACGCGTCATTGACGTCGCCCATGAGCAATATAACTGGGCGCTTGAAGCTGGAATCGCAAAAGAATTGGCCCGGGTTGTACTTCCAGAGGGGAACACGATGTCTCGTATCTACATGAATGGTACGCTACGGTCATGGTTACATTACTGTTATGTACGCATGGGGCCTGAGACACAGAAGGAACATCGTGAAGTGGCTACGAAGTGTTGGGAGATTGTGGTGTCGGTTTTTCCTGTTCTTGGGGAACCTGAGTTTAATCCACAAAACGCATGGAAAGGAGAGGAGTGATTATGGAGTCAAAGCACACAGCGGAGCTCATACGTGTTGATGCGTATGAGGCGTACCCAAAACAGCGTGCGGAGTTTGAGGCCATTCTTCAGCAGTTACTGCGATTACACATTGCAAAGACCGCCGATTACAGCCCTACAAACATCAATGGGGTCGGAGAAATTGGTATTACGGTGCGTCTCTGGGACAAGATGGCACGGTTAATGAACTTGTTGGGCTGGGATATTACGACGGGGTCACTGCGGAACGCAAAAGATCCGAAGAATGAGCCAATTGAAGACACACTTCTTGATTTGGCCAGCTACGCGATTATTATGCTAATCTACCGCCGCGGTAAATGGGGGAAATAAGATGAGTGAAGAAATGAATGTGCCCGTAGTAGTACCGGAGTATAATCCCGCTACTGATCCTATGCATCCGTACGGTAAAGCGTGTAGTGTCTGCTCCACTGAATTTGACGAAGATGAGTGGGGTATCATGGGGTGGTTGGGTATTCTTCCGGTCAGCTTTTGTGTGACATGTACAACTGGTATCTATAACATGGTGCTACAATCGCTGGACGTTGAGGAAGTAGAGATGATTCTTGAAGAGAAGCGTGCTGAAGCAGCTGGAGAAGTAACTCAGCAAGCGTAGTAAGGGGATGCAGCATCAGCGTAGATGCTGCATTCTTTTTGCCGGTGTAACTCAATGGACAGAGTAACTGCCTTCTAAGCAGTAAGTTGTGGGTTCGAGTCCCGCCACCGGCACCAGTTACTTTTAGACAAACATAAGGAGTTAGACAAAAAAAAATGAATGTTATTTTTGGTGTATACAGCGGGTATAATAGTTTAAAAACTAGTAAAGGCGGGATATATTACTTTGCGAAAAGCTTAAGAAAGCACAATAAAGATTGCAAAGTAATTATACTATGCGAAAGAGGGAAGCTGTTTAAAGAATTAGAGGATCTATGCAACGAGTATAACTTCGATATTTACAGCGATTTCGTTTTTAACTATGATTTGATGCTGCATCGATACGAGATCTATCATCAAATACTCGAAAAGTGGGGTAGTGAAAAAATTGACAAAATAATGCTTTGCGATCTAGACGATGTTATTTTTCAAGGGGATCCTTTTTCAATTCAGTTTGACGAGCAAATTTACTGTGCTGCTGAGTGTAACATACTTTCAGATAGAGACAATGGCAGCTCAGGTTTAAATAGATACTGGATTGAGCACGCATCCTCTGTAGCCGAATACAATAACAACAATTTTGAAAATCAGCCAGTTGTGTGTGCCGGTACAATCTTAGGTACGTACTCAGGTGTAATGAACTGTTTGCAATTTTATCTTGATGTGCAGCGCAGAAAATCTGGTTCTAAAGATTTCTTCGATCAAGGACTATATAACATTTATATCTACAACTACATAGACGCACACTTTAGAAAAATTCTATTGCACAGAGACTCTCAAATATTAACATTAGATAGTGTTGTTTTTGATAGTTTGAATGTTCGAGATAATAAAATAGTCAATGATGTCGGGGAACTCTACATTGTTTTGCACCAAATTAACAGGTGTAATCCTGAATTTATGAAGAGCTTAGTTGATTAGGGGGAAAGTTCGATGATTCATATTATTACACCCTGCACACGGCCAGAAAACCTAAACATAATGCGACCAACTGTGCCTACTGCGTGTTCTTGGGTAATTGTGTTAGATGCTACACAAGCAAATGCTAATATTAGCTTTGATATACCTATTCATATTTCTGATCCTGCTAACTATAACTCAGCGATAACGCTTTATCGCTCCCCTTTTACTGGGCATGCGGGCAATCCGAATCGAAACTTCGCTCTTGATCAAATGACTTTTGATGACTTAGACTGGGTGTATATTCTAGATGACGACAATATTGTTCACCCGAGCTGGTTTAATCGTGTGATTAGGTTGCAGGATGAGCGACTTAACATGATTAGTTGGGGACAAGTATGGAAAAACGGATCGGTTCGCCTACCACCTTCACCAAACCCTCGTGTGGGTAATATTGATACTTCCTGTTACATGGTTCGCGGTCGGTTAATGAAACACCTTCGATTCGATATGGATTATTGCGCGGATGGTATACTTGCGGAGCGAGCAGCTTCATTTGGGGGTCATCTTTGCCTTGATGAGTATCTCGGATACTACAACTATCTCCGCACACCGCCAGACAGAGAATAGCAAAAACTGTAACGATAGTGTATAATAACTAGGAAGGGAAATCCTTCCTAGTTATTTCATAGTTGCCGGAGTGGCGGAATGGCAGACGCTACGGTCTTAAAAACCGTTGAGGGGGACCTCGTACGGGTTCGACTCCCGTCTTCGGCACCAAATAAGGAGGTTTTATGACAGAGTCAATTCGCTTAGCTAACTGCTTAATTATCAATGGGCCTAATGTTGATGCATCTAAAATGAAGACTGCGCTTACAGCAAAGAACAAAACACTGCGATCGGAAGACGTAAGCCGAATTGTTACGGCGTACGTGGTAATGGGGGAGATTTCCTTAATTGGCAATCTTATGCCGTTTGCTCAAGCTATTCACGAGACAGGGTGGTTTACCTCCAGACGGTGGTTGGAGAATTATAATCCGGCCGGTATTGGCGCAACCAATGACGGTGCTGAGGGTGGTAAGTGGCTTACTCCCGAAGCAGGTATTTTTGCTCAATATGCACACTTACTTGCGTACGCAGTTAAGCCTACAGCGTCGTATGCTGGCGTGATGATTTCTCAGCTGCAGTATCTCGCGAAGTGCTCGCCGCGATACACGACTTTGGAGCGTTTAAATTTACTAGGTATTGCAACGAAATGGGTAGATCTAAACGGTCGCTGGGCGTATCCCGGCAAAACGTACGCACAGGCAATCGCAAAGATTGCCGAATTTATTGTCAATGTTAACTAAGGAGGACACGAATGAAACCAGTACAAATTCCCTTGGAAATGGGGACGTATGGGGCAACGACCCCAACTTTTGCAGTAGACAAGACAGGGGCGATCTATACTACGACGGTAGGAAATCTGCGTGGAAGTGGCCCGTGGGGTACTCGTTTGTGGAAGATAGAGGTAGGCAAAAAAGCACAGCAGTTGTTTTTTGCCCCGGGAAATATTTCTTTAATTTCTGTAGACGGGAAAATGATGGTCGTATTTACCGACCCGTCAAATGGACGAGGGTATAATGCACCGATTTTTTATTTTGAACTTCCCGGGTTTATTCCTGCTGAGTCAGCAGTCTCGGGTACCACTGTTAACATCAATGATGCACAAGTTGCAGAGATGAAGCTTGCTATTCAAACTGCAACCACATTGGCCAATCGTGCGGTAGCAGCTGGCGATAGTGCTGCGACACTTACAAGTCAGGTGAACACGCTTGCAAATCGCATCGATGATTTAGAAAATCAAATTCGGCAGTTAGAGGCCCAGAAGCCAGCTCAATCGCTATCCAAGCAAGAGATTGCGGACCTCGTGTGGTCAAAAATCTGGGATATGCTTTGGATTCTTCGACAAGATATGTCAAAAGGTACAGCCAGTGATCCCAATTCGCAAGGATGGATCAACGATCTCACCGCGTTTATTAAAAAGGTGCGGTAATGCAAACGTTCGCTATTAAACCTTTTTTCGATTTTCGTGATGAGTCGTGGCCAAGTGAGGTAAGTGTCGATTTACCGAGTAAATCAACTGTCAGTGTAGAACAGTACGCAAACTTTGTGTACTTCCATGTACACTACAATCCTGCCATGGAGACAATAGTTAAGCGTACCGTGTGTCTAATTGTGGCCGGGGAGGCTATTCCTGATGCTTATGAGCATATTGGTACACTTGTACCATTTCTCTCAGTTGACGAGGGGGGAGAGGTAGCTGAACAAGGTGATGAGCCACCAACAGAGATTGGCCCGCTTACTGAGGAAGATTTCTACAGTAATTATCGT